TACTTTTCCATTAATAAAAGTATTGCCAGATTGAAAATCAAATTCCAATAGGTCGCCTTTTTTAGCCTGTGATGATTTCAAGCGATAATTTCCATCAGTTGCAAGTAATCCATCTGTCAATAACTTGAATGATAGCTTATCAGGTTTAACTGGGTAAGGCAAAACTTCAATCACTTTGTTTTTAACGCTTTGAATTTTTCCATGTTTAAATGGATCACTACAAAGTACAGTAAAACTTGAAATAATTGAATTAGTATCTCCCGCCACAGTATCAGCAGTTTGGAAACGTCCATAAAAAGTATATTCCAAATCATCATGAAAAATAATAGGAACATCTTCTTGACGAATCAAGAACGCTTTTAAAGTATCAAACTTTTCTTGTAATACTCGAGGATCCCTATCCTCCAACTTATATTTTATCGTCAACTCTCGAGGAGGATATTTAATATTGGTTATCACTCCTCCCACTTGCATTTCTTGTGATTCAAAGCTAAGAGAATACATCTCTCGCCCCTCTACAGTCAATGTCTGATAACCTTCTATGAGTTCCTCTAACCAAGTCCCATCATAACTCATGGCGCTGGTTGGAATAAAAGGAAGGTTGCGATAATGCTCCTGTTTTGTCGTATCTCTAAACTTGTACATTTCTACCTCCTAAAATCCCATATTTAAGTTAATTGCTTGACCCTGTGCATTAGAAATGTCATCCACAAAGGCTTTAAAGATTTGATTCCCAAGCTTCACAGTGAATGAAGCCGGCTGTTTGCCTTGGTTAAGATTCACATCATGAGAAACTTGACTACTGATTGAGCGATTAGCTGCCGCAACATTTGCCCCAATATCCACAGAATAGTCAGAATTAATTGCATTAGCAATCATATCGCCCATTCCTGAAACATTGGATTGAACATTACGGAAACCTCCAGTTAAACCAGAGTTCAAACCATTCATAATGGCATTACCAGCGGGAGTTAAAAGTTTTCTATCCTTACGGATTGGCCCTTTATGCTCACGAATCCAATCGCCAATTCCGCCAATAAACTTCATACCCGCTTCCCATGCACTTTTTAGACCTTTGACAAAACCATCAATAATGGCTTTACCAAGATCTAGTAAGTTGATGTTTTTCAAGGTATTGAAGATACTTACAACATTATCAATCAGATCACTAACGCCTTGTTTCAAACCGTCCCAAATTCCTTTGAGTCCGTTAATCATTCCGTTCCACAAGTCAATTGTGCCTTGTTTGAGGTTTTCCCAACCTTGTTTGACTCCATTCACAATAGCATTGGCAGAGCCAATAACCCACTGTTTGAATGAAGCCCAAGTGTCCTTGACCCATTGAACGGTAGCGTTCCATAAATCAATAGTACCTTGCTTGAATGAATTCCAACCATTAACAATTCCGTCAACAATAGACTTGGCCATATTAATGACCCATGTTGTGAAAGCACCCCAAAGACTTTGAATTGTGTTTACAATTGTTGTCCAGATATTAACTACAGTTTGGAAAAATGAATTGTAAAATCCAACTACGATATTCACAAAAGTTTGGACTATTGTTTGAATCGCTGTTGCTAGTGTTTGCCAAAGCATTCCAAAATCTTCTTTAAATTGGTTAAAGTCCCCAGTGATTAAATCAATGAGTAACAAAACTGGTCCCATAACAACCGTCTTAATAATCTCCCAAGCTGAACCAAAGATAGTTTTGACTTGCCCCCATAATCCGCTAAAGAAATCAAGAATTGGTTGAAAGATTGTTTTGATTGTCTCAACAAATGGAGCTAAGGTTGTTGTAACGCTATCCCAAGCACTGGTTAACCCGCTTGTTGTACCTTTCCAAAGATTAGCGAACCACTCTTTGATGCCATTCCAAGCGTTTTTAACACTATCAATGGCATTTTTGGCACCTTGGATTGTTCCATCCCAAAGTCCCTTGGCTCCATTTTTGATGTTGTTCCAGGTATCAGTGAACCATTTGACAGTAGCATTCCAAGCGTTTTGAATTCCTTTTACTGCAGTATCAACCGCTTTTTTGATTCCTTCCCATAACCCTATCCAGAAATTGCGGAATTTCTCACTTGTGTTCCAGAAATAAATAAAACCAGCGACCAAGGCAATAATAGCAGCAATAACAATGGCTATCCAGTTTGCTTTCATAACCGTATTGAGAACTTTTTGAGCTACTGTAGCTCCTTTAGTTGCTTTGGTCCACTTTTTATACGCATCACTTATTTTACTTATCTTATTTTGTATTGCTACAACTGTTGCAAATGCAGTAAAATAAGTAATCAATGCAGGCATAATCGGCAATAATGGTTTTAGCGCATTAACTATATTTCCTATCACTTTGATAAACGTTGCAATTACACTAATAACTGGAGGAATAGCTTTTGTAATTGCACTAAAAACTTGATTAACTACAATTTTTAGCTTGTCAAAATTCTGAGCGATTGAACCAAGACCAGCGCTCTTCATTCCGTTATCAATTGCAGATAAAACATTCTCCAAACCTTTCACTACTGCTGTTTTTACATTTTTGAACGAGGTTTTTATCCCTGCTGAATTTTTCTTAGCAAGTTCCGCAAATCCTCCAACACCGTCATTCAATTTAATTAATCGACTATTAAAGTCATCGAATGTAATTTTCCCACTTTGTAAAGCATCATATAGATCACTAACCGAATTTACACCTTGGTCTTTAAAAGACTTAGCAACTTTATCCATTGCAATGGGCATTGTTTCTTGAAGTGTCCGCCACGATTGCATATCAACAGTTCCCTTAGATAACATTTGAACATATTGTTGCATTCCTCGGCTTGCATCTGCAGTTGAAGCACCAGAAGCTAGAAAAGCATTGTTTAATGCAATAGCTGTATCAGTTCCTTTTGTTAAGCTTCCTGTAGATATAGCAAGTTGTTGAGTACTGGATACAATTTCATCAAGAGAAGTAGGTAAGCCATCAATTCCTTTATTCAGTTTTGCCATTGATTTATCTACATCAGAAGCAGAATAACCAAGCGCCTGCATTACAACAGGATACTTATTCAAAGTATCAAATCGATCTATAGCACCATCTAATGAATTTCTAACCAAACCTACCGCAGAATCAACAAGTTTAAAAACCCCAACACCCTTAGCAATATCTAGGATAGAAGTATTTGTATTTTGTGAGCTTTTATCTAATCCTCCCATTGAACTATCTGCTTTATTCATGGTTGAGGTGAAATTTTTATCAACAGCACTCAGAACCGCTTCTACACTATAAGATTCCATATTTTTCCTCCTTTCTTACTTATTTGCTTTTTTCATGAGGTTAATTAGTTTTTTGTCCTTTTTAAAAGCACTGTCCGAAGTTTCGATTCCTAAAATATCATTTTCAAATTTTTCTTTATCAAAAAACTTCTTGAAGGTCGAATAAACTGGAACTTGCTTCTTACCTTGTTGCTTAGTTGATTGAACTTGCCAATTTGCCCATGCTTGTTGGTAAATAAATTCTTGCTCATCAAGTCTTTTTAGCCTATAAGCTTTCAGCCTTAATTCATACTCCGAAATGGTCATGCGCTCTATATCTCTTAGATTAGCAATTCCGAGATAACGCAAACAATTTAACTGAACTTGTTCATAGAGTTTGTCAAAATCTGTTACTGTAGATTTTTGCTGACTTCTTTCTCGAAGTTCAACGTTTTTTTCTTGGTAAATTCCGACTTTTTTAACTCTTCGAGTACTAAATCAAAAAGCATATCAATACCATTTTCTTCAATCCATTCAACTATCCCTTTCTCAGAGACACGAGGATTTTCTGTTGCATTCGCAGTTTTTAGCATTTCAACAAGTGTTTCGATATCTCCGCTAAAGAAGTTCATCAAAGCATTATCTAAGCCGGCTTTTAAAGTCATCCCACGCTCTGTGACTTCATTTTTTTTATTCAATTCCTTAATGAATCGGTAACCAAAGATAAAAACATACTGTTTGCCATTAATTGTTAATTCCATTTTGATTTCTCCTTAAAAAATAAAGACTAGAGCAAATCTCTAGCCTTTTGTTTATAGTATTTAAATTGTCACTTCTACAACTGTACTCCAGGCAGAGTCAGTAATATTTTCAGCTTTATCCCGCAACAGTATCTTTGAATACATACTGAACAACATTAGCTTGTTCTTCAGTTAGTGTGGCATTGCCCTTTTGAGGTTTACCAAACACTCCAAATTCTAAACTCAATTCAAGCGCATCTTCTGAATTAGGTTCATAAGAGAAACTTGTAAGATAAGCACGAAGATATTTAGCTTTGTACTTTCCGTCAGATCCTTTTTCAGCTTTATCAATTTCCCACACTTCAATAATTTCTCCATCATCAAACGCTTTGTCCATTTCTTCAAGATGTGGGTCACCATTTGCTGCAATAGATGTGGCAGATAAACTATATTCAATTGCTGCAAGAGAACCTATTGTCCCATCTTTGGTAGCTGTAGTGTTGTAATCTCGAGTTTTTTCATTCGAGTGTTCTGTTTGGAATGCAAGTTTCCAAGCGGCTTCTTTTGTTGCTTTACTAAGCAAACGATAGAGCAAGATAATATCTTTACCCTGTTTGGCTGTTAATTCTGCCATATTAAATCTCCTATCTTAGTCTAAATTCTAAGTTAATCAACGCTCTTTTGAGCGGTGTTTTTGTTGTTGTATCGTCCAGCATTTGAATGGTACTTGCTTGTAAATTCAAAGCCCAATAATAGCCCTCTGTGGTACTTATATTCAATGCTTGATTAAATATATTACTTGCCATTTTTGAAGCTAGTACACGACCTGCTTTTTCGGCTTTATTCCAAACAGACAATGAAAGGCTTACTGTGCCTTTGATATCTGTTTTATTTGGTTCATTAATTATCTGAATACTTTCCATTTCAACAAACGGATAACCCACTTCATTCATTTGCTTATAATCATAAACGGTATACCCCAAAGCTTGGATTCGTTTGAACAATTCGTCAAAAATAGATTGGTCTCGAGTTTTAATCATTTCGTCAACCTTTCTAAATCATTTGTGAATATCTTCTTTTGAACATCAAAAGCCGGCTTAACAAATGGCTGTGCAGCTTGAAATCGTGTCCCATACTCTACATATCCAGCATAATCAGTATGAGGTATAGTCGTTCCTGTAAGTCCCCCGTCTGTAAATTCACTGGTTATTGAACGCTTCATGTTTCCTGTATCTACAGGAGCAAGATTTTGCATATTCTTGTTCATGCTTACAGTATTGCTTTTTACAACATGTTTGACATCATTAAGCGTAGCATTTTTTCTCAATTTCTTTTGCAAGGCATCAATTCCAGTTATTTTCATTGATTGACCTCCTGCAAAATAAAAGTGTTTCGCTCACTTGGATTGCGGTAAGTCATTAAAGCCCACTTTTTATTATCAAACTCAATGTAATCATATTTTGGCATATTAAAAAGGGGCATCATTCGCATGACTTTTGCCCCTTGTTTAATATCTCCAAAAACTTCTACACTTCTGTCAGTTCCAATATCAGTGATATTTGCACTAAAAACAGTTCTGNACAAAAGTAACTTCATCTAAATATCTCAATACAATCTGAACCTCCCAATCTTCTTATCGCCCTCAGTTTCTTTTGATTTTCGCCATGATTCAATTTCATCGGCATACTCATCAAAATCAGATTCTGAAAAAGTCATGCTTAATCCTTCTTGTGAGTAGGACTGCATGCCTTCTTGACCGACACGATTAAAACGCTTCAAGGAAACGTCCAAAACAACATATTCGAGTTCTGGCGGTACTTCTTTGATATTAGAACTGAGAATTAGCAATAAACGTTCACGAGTGCGTTTTTCGATTACTTCCAAGCGCTCATCCGATGAACCGCCTAAAAGCTTTTTTAAATCATCAGTGATAGCCATAAATTACTCCTTATTATACAGAAGTTACGGTAACATCGCATGTAACAGTTAATCCGTTAGCTGTTGTTCCAGTAATTTTCGTTTTACCTTCAGCTTTACCAACTACATTCCCTTGTTTCGGTGTTACCGTAGCAATTGTAGGTTCGCTTGAAGCAAAGGTTACTGTTTTATCATCTGCATCTACTGGTAAGACAGTTGCTGTCAATGTTTCGTTTGCCCCAACTGCAAGCGATAACGTTGTTTTATTTAACGTTACGCTCTTAGGGGCAATTACTTTGTTACTGTGGCTTTAAGAATTGCTTTTTTATTCTTCTCTGGCAAGTATTTACCATATTTTGCAGCGGCTTGAAGTGCTGTTCCTGCAAAGTCTTCTGAATCCATTGCACGAGTAACTTGAATTCCGACACCAGCT